GTCACCAACGCCTGATCCTCATCCTCTCATCGGCACAGGTGGCGCTCCCTCGGGGGCGCCACCTGGCTGCGAGGTAGTCCGTGGCGATTGATATCTCCAAGTTCCGCAACTGGGCCCGGCTCTCCTCCAACGAGGACGATCCGGCCATCCAAATTGCGTGGGAAGCGGCGAAGCGCGAGCTGGAGGAGCGCACCGGCTGGTGCGTCGATCCGGTCACGCGAACGCAGTACGTGGCGTCGGAGCCGACGAACGACCAGCTGCTGGTGCGCCTGGAGCGCCAGCCGGTCACGGCGGTGACTTACGACAATGGGGATGATGTCCTGACGCTGACCTTAGTCATCATCAACGGCATCCACTATGCGACCATGCCAGAAGGGACCGTGTATCCAGCAGTACTAACCGTTTCAGCGGGCACGAACACCCTCAACCCGCTGCTGGAGATGGCGCTCCTTCAGCGCGTCACGCAGCACGTGGCAAGCCGCGGCGATGACACGGTGGCGCTCCCAAGCGACTACTGGGATAGGGTGTCCAGCATGATGGGGAAGGGCATTGGCTGATGGCCGGGCACGTCCCATCCGGAATGCTGCGCCTCGCCATGACAGCGCAGAATCCCGTACGCACGGTCGATGACTTCGGCCAGGCGTCAGAGTCCTGGGTAAACGTGGCGGTACTGCATTGCTACATTGAGATGGCATCCACGAGCGAGGTCATCGACGATAGGGGAACTGCGATCCGCACAGACTGGCGGATCCTGTCGAGCTTCCATCCGTCCGTGAACGCCCGCAGCCGCATCGTCTGGAACGATCACGGCACGGTGCGTACCTTCAACATCCGAGCTTGTTGGGACCGCGACCAGCGGCGTCGGCGCTTGGAGATCGAAGCGACGGAGGTGCTCCCGTGAACAACTCCGCGAAGATCTACGTCGATAGCGCAGAAGTCCGGAAGCTGCTTACCGGGATGCCGGAGAACATCCGCCGAAACGTGCAGCGTCGAGCCGGTAACGAGATCATGCCTCGGTGGGCTCGCAAGCTCGGCAACGAATGGCTGACCGCGAACTACAAGCGCAACGGCGCCAAGCGCAAGCACCGCCTGGCCATCTGGGCGGCTGCGAAGTCCCGAGTGCGTCCCCGCGGCCAGGGCGAGAACGCCCGGATGGTGATGAACGTGCACATCAAGTACGGCAAGAAGGGCGGCACGCTGGCTCGCGGAAATCAGCGCGTGTACCACCTGCTTGAGTACGGGCACAGGAACAAGGCCTCCGGCGGTTTCGTCGAAGGCAAGCACGTTTCGCGAGACTGGGCGCGGCTGAACCTCCAGAAGCTGTTAAACGAAATCAGCGCAGAGGTGCTCGTCCAAGCCAACAAGTCGTTCAACGACAAGAGGAAGCCACGTGGCAATCGCAAACGTCCATAAGGCGATCTACAGCATCCTGACGGCGACGAACTTCCCGGTATCCAACGGGATGCGCGTAGCCGGTACGGCGACGCCGTGCATCGTCTACGAACTGACCTCGGCAGAGCTTGCCGTGCATATGCTCGGTGCTTCTGCGTTGAATGTCTGGACCGTCGGAATCCAAGTCGTCGCCGTTGCTGATACGGTCGACCTTGTCTGCGACGTTGTCGACAGCGTGCAATCGCGGTTTGAGTCTGGTCCGGTGACTGACGCCGGAGAAGGACTCAAGATCCAACTCACCCAATTTTCCGTCGCGTTCAGCACGGAGAACCCGGACGATGGGCAGCACGACGCTGAACGCATCGGAACTATCGCTATCACCATCCTCGCACAGGAGTATTAAACATGGCACTCGTTTCAGGCTACGGCGGAACCGTCACTTTCAGCGGTCAGAGCACGGTCAAGTGCAAGAGCCTCACCATTAATTGGGAGCGTGATTCGCTCGACGTAACGACCGTTTCGGACTTCCAGATGAAGCGCGTTCCCGGTCGCTTCCGCCGGTCCGGGAGCATGACGCTGTTCCGCCAGGACAGCACGGTCGATGACAACATCCGGACCCACATTCAGCCGAGCAGCTTGGTTGAAGCAACTACTGCCGTCCTCACGTTCAAGTACGTCGACCAGTCTGGAATTTCCTACGACATCGTCGGCGTGTCGACCACCGCCATGAACATCCAGATCACCAGCGCCACCTTCACCGATGACGGCACCGGTGTCGGCCTGTGGGATCTGACGTGGGAGGAGCAGGGCTAATGCCCATCGACGTCTCGAAGCTCCTCGCACGCTCCCGCACCGTCGATATCGACGGCGTCGGGTCGTTGGTGTTCCGCGAGCCAACGTTGGCAGACGTTCAGCGGGCGCCGATGGATCCGTACTGGTGGGTGGCTTGCATCAGCTGCCCGGACGGTACGGCGTTCCTCGCCGATCCCAAGGATGCCGCCAAGATCAGACACGACCTGGCTGGTCTGCTCATGGAGGAGATCAATCGGGTCCGCCCTACACCCGCGCCGAAAGGCGCTGGTGGCGAATCGCTGACCACGAAGGCCGAGCCATGATGCCAGCAGGGCTCGCCAACATCGAGCTCACTACCGCCGAGCGGCAGGAATATCTGCTCGGCGTGGTCGCTTGCGCCCTGACCGGCAAGCGACCCCACCAGCTGTTCCCTTGGTTGAGGAGCGACCTCAATGGCTGACAAGTCTGAAAAGGTGGTCATCTGGGCAGAGGTCGACCCTCGCGGCGTCGTGTCTGGCGTCAATGCCACGAACCGCGAGCTCGACAAGCTCAACAAGACCGCCAAGCGTGGCGCCACCGCGGCAGGGATCACCGCCGGGATCGACGCCGCCCAGGGCGCGTACGGCATGATCATGCGCGTGATCCAGATGGTGGATAGGCGCGTCGAGGAACTCAACGCCATGGCGGTGAAGTACTCGCCGGAAGCGATGGCGGCAAACGCCAGGCTTCAGGTCGCCAAGATCGAGTCGGAAGTCGCCATCGGCCAGGCCGTCGGGCCGGGCGTTGCCAAGGGTCTCGAAGTGCAAGCCGCTGCAATGCGCGAAAAGGCAAAGAAGGCGCAGCTGAATGCCGGAGATATGGCTGGTGGAATTGCCGCATACGAGACAGTTAAGCAAGCCGGGTCTGACGCCTTCACCGCTTTTACTAACGGCCTTATCAGCAGCATGGGCAACGAAAGCGCCCAAGGACCGATTTCGGCGGCATACGAGACCGTCTACGGCAAGGCAAACGCTATGGACGTGCTGTCAGCCGGTGCCGGGGCGCTCCTCAACAATCCATTCACAGGGCAAGGCCCGATTTCGGCCATGGTCGAGTCGGTCGGCAACGCCGCTTCCGGCGGCATCGGTTCCGCTCGCGGGATGCCGTACGACACCACCGAACTGACAAAGCAGACTGCTCTGCTTGAGCAGATCGCCAAGCAGACGAAGGGGAACTAATGGGAACATGGACCGCCATCGAACGCCCGGATAGCAGGAAGTTCAAGCTGGAGGACCGTTGGGCCGACCAAGTGCTGGAGCGGTCGTGGATCCTGCGCTGGACGCCCGCCGACGCGAACGACGCGTACTCGGGCGACGCGGCCATGATGGCGCAGATCCCGAACGAAGCCAGGCCGCAGTACCGGCTGGACGACGCCTACATTGGAACGTCGACCCCGTACAACGGGTGGCTTAAGTATTTCATCTGCCGCACTTGCAGCGTCGAGCCGATGGTCGAGCGCCCGTTCACCTGGCTGATTCGTTCGACGTACACCAATTACAACTACCCGTACACGAACTCGTACGGCATGACGTACCTGAAGCAGACCCGCACGGTCTCGACCCGGCGTACTGCTATGTACAGGCAGGGAGCTACATTCCCGACAGGCGGCACCGGAGCCGTGACGTGGCCGACGGGCGTGGTGGATATTGGCGGAACCAAAGTCGACACGAATGGCAATCCACGCACCGCGTTGATCCCACAGCAGGCGATCCAGATTGAACTCCTTCGCGACCGTACCCCGGCGTCCTCGGTGACAGCACTGACGGCGGATGATCCAGCTTGGGCAACCATCCTCACCGATTACATCAGTAAGCGCAATAGCGCGACATTCCTCGGGTGGGTACCTGGATCGGTTCTCTGCACCGGAATTACGGCAACGCTAGACAGCGAAATGTGGCGCATACAGGCGTCTTTCCTGTTTGACAACTGGTTCCACCTC